GAATGTTGAAAGGCTTGAGCCCAGAAGAAATCACCAAAATGGATGCTATTCTTCAGGACATTACAAAGGGCGCCCCCGCCATGGCCCACATGGGAAAGCCCGGGTTCACTCAACAGATTGCCAAACAATTAAGCAGCCCAGACGTATTAAAGATGCAAGGCGCCGACTCCATGTGGGGCGCCGGCGGAAAGTCATCTAAGTCGCTGCAGAGCGTTGGCGCAGCATTGGCAATTCTCAAGGGTGGCGCAGCTAGCGCCGCTCCCGCCGTTACAGGCGGCGATCCGCGATTGCACCTGCTGTTGAATAAGACAGCCACAAAGATTATTACCAGAACAGTGTGGGAGTCAGTCAGCAAAACAATCAGTACGACAGTGGCCGGCAAAGCCGGCGTTAGTGCGGGAGGAGCCGCAGCAATTGCAGCCGGCCCTATTATCGCAACTATCGGACTCGGACTCGTAACTGCCGGCGCAGCGGTGAAATTAATTCGTATGAAAGGGCTCAAATCATCGAGAGCCCAGATGTTTAAAGATCTCTTAGAGGAGATGGGAGACGTAGACTGTACAGATAGTCCCATTCCGCCACCTCCGCCACCTCGATGCATCGAGCCCGAAGTGTGGGATGAAGAGCAGCAGAAATGCGTACCTGGGGATGAGCCAGAAGACGACTGCGAGAAGGCAATTGCACAATTGATGAGTGACTTTAAAACTGGAGATCTGGTTCGTTATGTTGAGGAAAAAGGCACTGGTAATGTTACAGGGATGGACCCCAAAGGTCCCGATGGACAAGGTTTCGGTGGCGAATCATTAATTACTAAAATTATAGCAATGCCGGGAGAAGGTAATAATCCTTCGGTGGATGAACAAAAGGAAACCGACGAATGGAAAGAAGAAAAGGTGATTTTTGTTCAAGTGCAGGGGATGGTACCCCTGGAAGCAGGACAGCGGAAGGCCCCCAATAACAAATTTAGAGCAGGCGCCATTCGTGATTGTAAATTAAATTTTCAAGTCCCCACAGAGGCAGATTATCGATCCGCATGGCAAGGGAATGCTAAGGGCGCCCAAAGAATGGACCTGCCACGCCCAGAGGATATTGCCGGCGACATGGCCGGCGGAGAAGTTGTTGATGTTTATTTTGACACCTTCAAAAAGAACGCCAAAAGATTAGGAGTTCCTGACGATATTGATCGGCGCAAGGCGTGGATAGCGCTCAACCGTCTCGCCAAAGAGGTAGGCAACCCTCAAAGTTTCCATATGAGATCGAAAGGCGCTAAAGAGACCAAAGTATCAGATCTTCGCGAAAAAGTTGAGCCTTCGAAGTATATTCCTGTAGGTCGTTTATGGACAAGGTGGAAAAAAGCTTTAGGCATTGATCCTTCAACGCCCGAAGGTCTGGAGACCTTGAAGAAACTTACAATAGCAGCTATGAAAGGTGGCAAGGGCGCCAAAAAAGGCGCTGGAGCACTCATTGGAAAGAAGGGTCGCCTTCTAACCCCCGCCAAGGTGAGTAAAATAAAAGTAAAGAAATCATCCGGCGCCGAGGAACCTCTGAAAGAAAGTCGCCGTCGCAAGCCGTGCAGGAATTGTAAGAAACAACGTATAGAAGAATCTAAGCAGCCAGATCCCTGGGATGCGACGCGCAGCAGGTGGAAAGACCTTGCGGGAATCAAATGAAGAAGTCGGATTTAAAAACGCTGATTAAGCCGCTCGTAAAGGAGTGCATTCACGAAGTTCTTTTAGAGGAAGGACTCTTGTCGAATGTGGTGGCGGAAGTGGCCCGAGGACTGCAGGGCAATTTGATCGTTGAGACTCAAGTTCCTGCGCAGCCCGACGTAACTATGCAGCGCCAAGCTCAGCAGTCACGACAAGATTTCACAGAGCACCGGAAAAAATTGATGGATGCCGTCGGCAAAGATGCATATTCTGGCGTGAACCTTTTTGAAGGCACGCAGCCGTTGCAAAGTCAAGAGCCCCAACAAGGCCACGCAGACTTGGGTAGCCCAAGTGATTCAGGTGTAGATATAAGTTCCATTTTTGGGAATGCATCCCAAATTTGGCAAGCAATGAAGTAGGTGTAGAATGGCAAAAGGTGTAAATGCGTCTGTTAGCATAAAAGAGTGCCGCGGCAACGTGGAACGCATGATTCGTAGATTTTCAAAGAAAGTCAAGAAAGAGCGCATTCTTGAAGAGGTGAGAGACAGGCGCTTTTTTAAAAAGAAGTCTATTGCGAAGAGAGAGAAGCAAGAGAGAGCGCGAAGACTTCGGCTGAAAGAAGAACAAAAACGTAATAGAAAAAAGTACTGACTATTTATAATGAAAGTCAATAAATTAGGAGATTTCTTATGCCTGGAAAGTCTTGGGAATTAGCACCCGGATTAAATAATGTTGGATCGTTTCAAGTTAGTGGACGACCATTTCTTACGGGAGCGTGTTTGGCGCCAGTTAGCGGCGCCTCCAATAGTTTAGTAGTTCGGTTCCCCGCCGTAACAAAGTGGTTTCACATTCATCCTACGCAGGCTATGTTAGATCGCACATTGCGTGTGGCTTTTAGTGCTGAAGGATTAAAGGGGAAAGGGGGATCTTACATTCGGCTGCATCAAAGCTCAAGTTTTTGCCGTCCGATGGACATGAAGCTAACAGAAATTTATTTTATGTCTGAAGACAGTAGCACTTTTACTTTCGATATTACGGCTGGTTTAACTAACCTGGGGATTGGGCGCACGTACACCGATCAACGAGATGTTAATGGCGTAACAGAGGCAGGCGGTCCAAGCTGGTCGGGTTCTATAGGAGTAGGTTAATATGGCCAAATTTGGTTGGGCATATATTAACTGTTCTGACTCGGGCGCCGGCTCCGGATCCTTTGGTCCTGCGTATTCGCTACAATTTGTTACTGAATCTGGTGGCGGGACGACAGGCTCTGCTTATTTAACTTACTATACGGCATCCACCTATAGCTATTACCCAAACACAATGGTGTTGTCGGGCAACTTTATTGTCACCGGCGCCATCAGCGCTAGCGTCTTTCATTACGAAGACATTACCACAATTGATGCCACTGGTTCGACGTACTTTGGGGACGATCAGACAGATATCCACTCTCGGACCGGTAGTCTAGAGATGTATAGCGACAGTGCGTTGGTGATGAAAGTTAACGCCGTCACTGCGCAAACATACTTACAGGGCTTGCGAGGCGCTTACACTAATGTTTCAACCGCACTCCATACGTCGTCCGTAAGCAGCTTAGTGCTGGGAGTTACTCAGGCAGCAGACACTACTATTTGCGTACACAGCGCGTCTGCAGCCGGCGCCGGCGCCATCATGATCATTAAGGACCAAGTAGATCGAACTTCTCTTACGTCCAAAGTTTATGTATCGGCCTCAACGGGGGGTTCTCATGAAACGATTGATGGCTCCAACTACTATGTACTCTCGGGAACCTATCCAGCAATTAACTTGTACTCTGATGGAAGTAATTGGTGGATCTTCTAAGGGAGAGCTAATGGTGTATGGCCTACAATGCGCTATCGGGAACAGTAATAGCTGCGCAAAAGTACCTACCGGGCAATTTGTATGTTGAAAATGTCCTCTCGGGAAACTTAAGCACTTCAGACGGCGCTTCCATCCTCAATATCCCCCGGGTATCGAACGCCACTAACAACGCACTTCTTACTAATATAGGCGGCGACGCCAATACTTTAACGTGCGAGACAAACCTAACCTTTGACGGCACAGTGCTATCCATAACAGGGGAATTGACAGCGAGTACGGGCTTGTCAGCTTCTTATTTAATGGGAGATGGTAGTCGCTTGACCGGTCTCCCGACACAGGGTGGAGGCGGCGGTGGCGGCATTTTTACAACTCCCAACGCTTCGGCTGCATACACCACGAGCAGCATCAATATTGGCTCAGATGACACCCCCTCATATACTTTGTCGGTGGCTGGTATTTCTAAATTAGGTGGCGGCGTTATTCATAAACGCGCACTTAAAACCACCAATTATCAGATTAGTACAACTGATTATTATGTTGGAGTGGATAGCACCAATGGTCAAATTACTGTAACTCTTCCTGCGGCAGCTGCCGCGTTAGATGGTCAAACATGGATAGTTAAAGATGAAGGAGGCTCGGCTAGCTCCAACAACATAATTATAACGGGATCTGGCGTTGCTGCTGAAACAATCGAGGGTACAAATCAAATAGTTTTGGAATCACCTTATGCATCTGTTCAGATTTATTGTAACGGGCTTACTAAATTCTTCGTTTGCTGAAAATTAATGCATCTCAGTCCACTATTTACAGTCGAGGGGACGGGTTTATCTTGTTCTCTTGGGGGAATTTCCCCCGCCTTATAAAAACTATTTATGGAGGGTTTAAAATATGGCTTATAAATTTCAAGTAGGAAACGCGACAATGAGCGGTTCCTTAACACAAGAAGAGGGTATTACAACTACCACTCTGAGTGCAACTAGCAATGTAGATCTTGGTGACGCTACTACTGATACCATTACGTGTACTGGTCGTTTTGATTCGGATCTTGTTCCGTCAACCGACAGCGCACGCGATCTCGGTACTGCGGGATTACAATGGGCGGAAGCTCACGTTGATGTCGGATATATCGATCAGCTTGGTGCGGCTTTAGACGCCAATTCCCAGGCCATTACTAACGTTGATATCAATAGTGGTAATATTGATAATACCGTAATCGGCGCTACCACAGCCGTTGCGGGTACTTTCGCTGCCGTGGTAGCGACGACCATCGCAGGTACTACTGGTACTTACTCTGGTATTCTCAAAACTGATGACACAACTGAAGCAACTTCAACAACTGACGGTTCTTTACAGACCGATGGCGGCTTGAGTGTTGCAAAGAGTGCAGTTATCGGTGATGATCTGGATCTTCTTTCTGATAGCGCTATTATCAATGTGGGAAGCACATCCATATTCACCCTAACTGATCAAGCTGCAAATAACTGTTTGATGGCAACATCTGGCCACCGACTTGCTTTCGGTGCTGCTGGTGAGTATGTCAGCGGAGATGGAACTGATTTGCTGCTGGTGAGTGGTGATGATGTCAAGGTCACCGGCGATCTTGTTCCAAGTGCCGATGACACATACGATCTTGGTACGACGGCTCTTGCTTGGCAAGATCTTCACCTTGAAGGTGATGTCTTAATGACAGATGCTGGAAAGGTTGAGACTACTGCTGGAAACCTGACTATTTCTTCTGCTGCTGCTGCGATCACAATTGACGCCGCCACAACCGTGAATATTGATTCTGATACAGGTGATATTTCATTCAACGACGGTGGCACGGCTCAGCTTGCCCTTGATATGGATGGCACCGCTGGTGAAATTATCATGCAACTCAAAGTTGATTCTGATGATTTCGTTTTCAAACAGTTCGATGGAACTGAGGTCTTCCGCGTTGAAGACAACGGTGATTTCGATATTGCCGGCGGCTTGGGATCGTCTGGTGTTACTGTTTCAGCCGCCGGCGCACTTTCGGCCGATGGCAGAATCGTTACTGATGACGCAACCGATGCAACTTCGACAACTGACGGTTCTTTACAGACCGATGGCGGCTTGAGTGTTGCTAAGGATGTTATCACTGGTGCCGATGTAACTCTTAAATCTGACTCAGCCGTGCTTGCTTTTGGCGATGGTGCCGATGTGAGCTTAACTCACGTTGCTGACACTGCATTGCAGCTGAATAGCACGAGACAGCTTCGTTTTAACGACTGGTCTGCTAACATTAGTTCTTCTGCGGCCAACTACCTTGATCTGTTTGCAAATACGCAAATTAACTTGAGTGGTGCTGTTAATCTGAATAGCTCTATGGTTGTTGCTGGCGCCACCACGCTTAAGGGCGCGGTTACTCTTGGTGATGCAACCAGTGACGACATTACTATTGATGGTCGGATTGTTGGTGGTCTCGTGCCTAAGACGGATAACTTGTATCCTCTTGGTACAACCGCTCTGCAATGGAGTGATCTTTTTCTTGCGGAAGGTGGTGTTATTAACTGGGACAATGGTGATATGACCATTACTCAGGCTTCCGACGTGATGACTGTTGCCGGTGGCACTTTAACTGCTACTTTCACTAATGCCTTTTCAGATGCTGCTAATTCGGGTCTGTCGGGGACGACTTATAACGGCTCTGCCGCTGTAAGTGACTGGGCTCTCGATCTTAACGATTTGACTGCTGCTGATATTAATGTTGCTAATGATAGCTTTGCGTTCATTGATAGTGACGGAAATGTAACTCGCAAAGAAAGCATTGCTGACCTTGCGACTTTAATGGCTGGTGCAGGTATTACTGCCACCAATGGTGTTTTTTCCACCGATGCTGCTGCGACTCCGTCTTCAACTGCGGATGGTACGACTTTATCTGAAGGTTTCAATTATTTCGCTACCGATCTAACTGGTTCTTCGGGCGCTGTTGTGCATTTGCCGGCCTCTCCGGACGCTGGAGATGTTGTATACGTCAAAGCTAAGGGTGGTGTCTCGGCTACGAGCACTATCACAATTAAACGTACTACAGGCACTCACACGATTGATGGAAATTCCGAAATCGTGATTGAATCGCCTTATGGTGCGGTTTCGTTGTCTTACGTTGTCGCTAACGATTGGCGCGTATTCTAAACAAAGTTTTATCTTTGTCTCTTGGATGCCTCCCTTGCGGGGGCATCCTCTTTTTTGGGACTACTTATTATTATGAAGACTCTAGATTTACATGGGATGTATCACGACGCAGTTCAACGGCATGTGGAAAACTTTGTTTTGCTCAACGAATCACCAGTGAGAATTATAACTGGGCATTCGTCACACATGAAGGAATTAGTTATGGCTATTGTAGAGCGCCATGAATTTGATTATCACTATGAAAGATATGTCAATTATGGGAGTCTAATTATTACCGAGAAAATGCAGAAACCTGCTAATTAAAAGCGAGAGGATACTAAATGGCTTATAATGTTTTAGACGGAACAGTTGATTACAGCACAACACAACATACGGAGCTATTAGATGCTCAGGCTAACCAAGAAATAAAGGGCACTAAAATTATTGTAGGGCGCCTGCTATCAAAAGAGGGTCTAGAGATTGTTCCTCCCGCGATCACCAAAATTGAAGGCGGAGTAAAGCACGGTATTTTAACTTACCAGCACAATGGAGAGGCCAAAGCAGAGAGCAACTTAATATTTAACGGCCACAGCTTGGTTACTACCACCGTGCGTGCAGAAAAGTTCGAAGGTTCTGGCGAGAAGTTACGTAATCTTCCGACAACCGCATTTAATGGCGTAATTTCAGCTGAATTCTTAGACTTAGGTCTCGGTGTTAAAAACGTGCGCAACAAATTGCAAGTAAATACCGGCGATGGATTACAGGTGGATGATAATGGGGTGTCTGCGGCGCTGGCTCCTAAGGGCGCGCTTAGTCTAACGCACAAACGGCTTGTAGTAGACCCCAAAAATTGCGTATCGGTAAATGCGAGAGGACAAAACTTAAGTGATGATGATTTAATGCTGCTACATGATACATCTCATGGAAACGTAAAAAACACAACCCTCGCTAATTTATATTCTTCGTACATTCATAACAAAATTCCGCAAGCACAAGGCCCAGAGAACTGTATCCAGATCAAAACAAAAAATGGTTTGGGTGCTTCACCTAAATTGACGTTTGATCCTGCGAGTAATATTTTAAACATCGATGGTCGTGTCGTGGCAGACGCGTTAACTGTAAGCGGCCGCACCGATTTTGATGGAATTGTTACTCAGAACATCAAAACCGCATCAGACAAACATTATATTGTGACGCCACGCGACTATACAATTTTGTGTAACACCTCTGATAACAAGGTACGCGTAACGCTGCCGCCGGCCTGCAACAATGAAGGAAGAATTCTTGTTGTAAAGAAAATTCATAACAATAGGTTCAAACTCAATTCTAATCTCTTGACCATAGACGTAGATGAGGGAGAGATAGATTTTAAGACCAAAATTGAGGTCAAAACCACATACTCTGTAGTGACCTTACAATCAGACGGTACAAAATGGTGGGTTATTGGGAAGACCGGTTCATAATTTGTGTCTTTTCCTAAGAGATAACACTATTTATTTTGAATTACTATATTTTTAGGAGTCCTTATATGTCAACCTTGCTACAAGAGGCTATTGTTGATGCAAACGCGCTGCGAGAAGCAGCTTTAAAAAATGCCGAAGCATCTGTTATCGAAAAGTATTCAACTGAGGTGCGCAGCGTCTTAGATACTTTGTTAGAACAGGAAGAAGATCCCCTTGCGTTGGGCGATCCCATGGCAGCAGACCCGATGGCGGCAGATCCTATGGCTGCAGATCCTATGGCTGCAGGTGCCGAAGGTGAAGTGGCTGATGATGTCCCACTAGGCGCCGCCGACGGTGAGGAATTGTGCGGATGCCCCGAAGAGGGAAGCACCGCCAAAGTCTCCGTTGATTTAGACGAATTACAGGAAGCCGTGGATGCGCTCCGCGAAGAGAATCGCCTGAGCGAAGAGTTAGATTTCAGCCCCGAAGACTTAGAAGCCTTCCTGGCGGAATACGAGCTTGATGAGACGATTACCACAGGCTCCGATGAAATTTTTGGCACGCAGGAAGACACCCCCCAGACAAGTGGTGGCGGTGCCCTGGCTGGGAGTGCAGCAGCTACCGAGGCTGACACCGAAGCACTTAAGAGCGAAGAGGGCGTCAAGGAAGAAATTGAAATTCCTGACGATCTGCTCGATGCCATCCTTGAAAAAGTAACAGTTGATATGGGTGCAACCCTGTCCGGTTGGGCAGGTCGCTCCGCCTACGATATGAAGTGGGAGATGGAGAAAGAGATGGCCCATCGTCGTGGCACGAAAGCCAATGACGAATTAGAGATTTTGAAGAAGGCTCAAGAAGAATTGGTTTTTGAAAATAACCAGTTCAGTGAGCGAAACAAACAATATAAGCAAGCAATTGAAGAGTTGAAGGAAGGTTTACAGGAAGTAAACATTTCTAACGCTCGCTTGCTTTACACGAACCGTGTTTTAAGAAATTCCTCCCTTAATGAGCGGCAAAAAACTAAAATTGCCGAAGCTATTTCCCAAGCTGGTTCAGTAACAGAAGCGAAAACAATTTATGAGACGCTTCAAAGCGCAGTGCCGTCCCGGGGTAAACCAGGGCCGCAATCACTGAGCGAGGCAATTACTCGTCCAACTTCTGTTATTCGTGCGACTCGTCAAGAGTCGCAACCAACCGATCTATTTTTAGATCGTATGCAAAAATTAGCAGGCATAAAATAACATTTATAGGAGGTGATTAAAATGTCTAGTATAGTTGAAAGGCTGACCGAGGGAATTGTCAATCGTGACATGCGTTCCGAAGGTCATGCTCTATTAAGTAAGTGGGAGCGCACCGGTCTCTTAGAGGGGATGGGTAGTGAACGCTCCAAGCAAGGTATGGCTCGCCTACTGGAAAACCAGGCGAAAGAGCTACTCCGCGAGTCCAGCACAATGTCTGGTGGAGATGTCGAGGGTTTTGCAGCCGTCGCATTCCCCATCGTTCGACGTGTTTTCGCGGGCCTGATCGCAAACGATTTAGTTAGCGTTCAGCCGATGAGTCTGCCCAGCGGTCTCATCTTTTTCCTCGATTTTACCACGTCTACCAATGGCGCAGGTCTCCCCCGTTTGGGTTGGGGTTCTGGTTCCGTTGAGCAGTCGCTCTACGGTGGTGGTAAAATCGGGTCGCAGATCACTGGTGGTGTTGACCTTTCTGGTTTCAACGCTGAAGCCGGTCCGTATGCATTAAACAATGGTTACGCTTCGCCAACGGGTTCGTTGAGTGCTGCAGATTCCATTAATGGTGGAACAATAGTGGTTATCGCTTCTGGAACTGTGGGTGCTCCCGCAGGTACTGGCGCGAACCCTCTCACTACTACCAACCAGGGTACTCTTGATAAGCTCTGTCGTTACGACGTCGATCTTTCTGGTACCGTTGTGGTGGTTATTGAGGCTACGGGATCCTCTGGTTTATCTCAGTTGGACACTGATAACCTTGTTGCGTGTGATATCTTAAACGATAATTCAACGCGTTATCCGGTTGTTGGGCGCCTTGTACGTCGTTTGACGGATGTTGCTAGTGGTTCTGCTACGCAGGATCCTTCAAACGCCGCATATAAGTACACCATGGTTATTCAGCAGCTTAGTTCGTCTGTGTCCCTGTTTGGATCCGGAGCCAATGAGCTTGGTCTGATGTCCCTTACCGGTGCGGCAAGCGCAACCAATGGTTGTCGTCTAAGTTTGACGTTCCCCATCGATGATGATTTCCAGGCAGCTACGGCGCTTGGTGCAGTTATTGGTGATCCCGTCTGGGGCTTGGAAAATAACCCACGCATCCCCGAGATCGATATTAAAGTCGATTCCGTGGCTGTCACGGCTATGACCAAGAAGCTCAAGGCCAAGTGGACGCCAGAGTTGGGACAGGATCTTAATGCCTATCACAACCTTGACGCCGAGGTCGAGCTTACTTCAATTCTCTCCGAGCAGGTTGCTCTAGAGATTGATCGCGAGATTCTTGAGGATCTTGTCCAGGGTGCGACCGCTGCGGTCTACTACTGGTCTCGTTCCCCTGGTCTCTTCGTGAACCGTGAAACGGGTGTTGAAATTGGTGCATCTTCGGCTGCTCCTGACTTCACCGGTACGGTTTCCGAGTGGTATGAGACTCTTGCTGAAACCATTAACGATGTGTCGGCTCAGATCCATCGTAAGACTCTTCGGGGTGGTGCAAACTTTGTGGTGACTTCACCCGAGGTTGCTAACGTTCTGGAGTTTACTGCTGGTTTCCGCGCGAGCGTTACCGCTGATGATGACACCGGTTCCATCGGTGCCGTGAAGGTTGGTTCCCTGTCGAAGAAATTCGACGTCCATGTGGATCCCTACTTCCCGCGCGCTCTGGTTCTCGTCGGTCGTCGTGGAAGCTCGTTCCTTGAGAGTGGATATGTGTATGCACCTTATGTGCCGCTGCAGACCACTCCCACTATCTTTGGTCCTGAGGACTTCGTACCCCGCAAGGGTGTGATGACTCGGTACGCCAAGAAGATGGTGCGTCCCGATATGTACGGCTTGGTTGTTGTGCAGGGTCTCCTGGGTCAGGCAGGCGCTACTAGCTAGAAAATAGCGTAGCAAAATAAATGTAAAGCCTCCTTCTTCGGAAGGGGGCTTTCGTTTGCTTGAGACTATTTATAAGCGAATCGAAAGATTCATCCCATGTTTGATGACATGATTATAAATGGAGGGTTATAAAAATGGGAACTAAAAGAGTAGGCTTGGCGAGAACCCAAGCATTAGTTGAGAATTTAAAGAGAGAACTAGACATGAACTCTAGCAACCTCACAGATGTGAATATTAAGCGTAGAGTTATCGACCTCGATGGAACTACAAAGACTGTCACTGCAGCGGAAAGTGGAGCAATCTTCACTTTTGATGGAACGGCGTGCACGGTTACGTTGCCACAAGCTGCGGTTGGCCTGGAGTATACATTCGTCGTGGGTGCCACTCAAACCGGTAATGCAGTTATTACGACGCAGACCGCGGATGGCTTGGCAGGAGCTTTGCTTACCACAACTGCGGCGTTTAATAGCACTAACCTGACTAATACAACGTCTGTGATCGATTCGTGGGCTGCAACAATAGATACGCTTACCATGAATGGAACGACCCAGGGTGGCATTGTTGGCTCCCGAATCCATGTGGTTGCCGTATCCGCGACGATGTGGCAGGTTTCTGGAATCAATATCGGATCCGGAACTCTCGTCACTGTGGCTTCCTAAACTAGATTGCAACATTTAAAATAGATTCTATTTCTCCCCCTCTTCGGAGGGGGTTTTTCTTTTTGGAGACTAACAACTATTTACTATATTACAAAGGAGATTTCCAATGGGAAAGAAAAGACGATTGAATTCCGCCAAAGCAAAGTTTAAAGCCAAGCACGCCAACCATCCCCGCATGCAGCTTCTTGCTGCAACCAACGCTGATGTGGTTACAGAGGAAGTAATTGAAACTCCGGTAGAGACAGAAGTAACTGTGGCTCCGGTAGAGGTGATTGTGGCACCGGCCCCCGTCTTGATTGAAGAAGAAAAGACTGTTGTGGCGCCGGAGATTGTTGCCAAGACCAAGACCGCTCGCAAACGCAAAACTAAAAGCTCCAAGAGAACTCGTAAAAGCACCAGCGCCTAAATTATTTTCCTTTATAGAATAAGGCCGATCCCCAGCGGGGTTTTGTCTTGTAAACTACTAATTACTGCGAGGAGAATATTATAGATGCCCAAGAACCTTCAGCCCCGTTCACAGACAAGTGCTGTAATTTTAACTAGTAGTGGATCGGCAGACCTTGTGGCGGCCGCCGTGCCTTTTGGAATGTATACGGGTTCCGTAGAATTTTTAAGTGGCGCGGCAACTCAAGTATCCTATGTTTACAAGAAGTTGGGTGGCGATGTAGTTGATATTGAGTTAACGCCGGCCAATGTGTATGCGGCTTACGAAGAGGCTGTTCTAGAATATTCATACATCGTTAATCTTCACCAAAGCAAGAATATGCTTTCTGATGCTTTGGGTGACACCACCGGCACCTTTGACCACCGCGGCGAATTAGAGCCAGGAACGTTGTCTTCCAGCTTAGGAGGCACAAGGGTGGCGCTTAAGTATCCGCGGTTTGAGTTTGAATATGCCCGCCGCGTCGGTGACGGACTATCGGCAGTCGGCGGTCTCGGCGGCACTACATCACAGTATTCGGCATCCTTCACTCCCCAGGGAGATGTACAGGATTATGACTTGCAAGCAATTGTGTCTGCGAGTTCCGCCACAGGCATAGACGATGCTGGCGGCACCGTACCGTTCGCCGGGCTAGTCGGAGACAAACGTATTATTGTGACGCAGGTATTTTATAAGTCTCCACGAATTATGTGGCGCTTTTATGGTTATTATGGCGGTATCGGAGTGGTAGGGAACTATTCCACCTACGGCCAGTTCGCTGACGATTCTACGTTTGAAATCATTCCTACGTGGCAAAATAAATTACAGGCCATCATGTATGAGGATTCACTTTACACGAGAACGTCGCACTATTCCTACGAGATTATCAATAACAAATTACGTCTCTTCCCGGACCCGAGTTATTGGGACTTTGGGGACCTAGATCGAATATGGCTTAAGTTTTACGTAGACTCAAATTCATGGGATGAGGACCCGGGATACCAAACGGGAGTAAATGGCATTAACAATGTTAATACACTGCCTTTTGATAATTTACCCTATAAAAACATTAACTCTATAGGAAAACAGTGGATACGAAAATATTGTTTGGCCTTGTGCAAGGAAATGTTGGGGCAGATCAGAGGAAAGTTTAGTACCATACCCATTCCAGGGGAAAGTGTTACACTTAATCACGCAGAATTGCTTAGCCAAGCGAAAGACGAGCAAACAACACTCAAAGACAAACTTGTTGAGATGTTGAAAGAGCTGGAATACACCGAATTAGTGAAACGGGACAGCGAAAGGTCGGAGGCAGCCGCAGCAACCCTAAAGAATTCGCCGTTGCCAATTTTCGTGGGGTAATAAATTATGGCTGATGAATGGAACAGACCTAAAGCTCCGCCACCACCGCTGTTCATAGGAAAAAAAGAAAGAGACCTTGTAAAACAGGTTAACGATGAATTAATCGAAAAAGTCATCGGACAGCAAGTGCTCTATTATCCTATTGACTTGGAACGTACTGATTTTCATGAATTATATGGCGAAGCCATCAAGAAAACTTTTTTGTCTCCCGTACGCGTCTATGCTTTAGTTGAATTTACACGATATGAAACCGAATACTTAGCCGGCGTGGGTGTTGACAAGGTCTGGGAAATTAACATTCATTTCCACAAGCGTAGGCTGGAAGAAGATCAGAATATGTATGTGCGAGAAGGTGATTTTGTGCTCTATGGCGATAGTTACTATGAAATTGTGAAGTTGGTGCAGAACAAACAATTGTTTGGACAAGTCAACCACATTTTTGAAATTTCGGCTACTTGTAAGAGAGCGAGGAAGGGACTATTCGATGCTACCTAAGGATTTTGATTTTGCGCAATTGCCTGCAGAGCGGGATCACTTTACTTTGAAAGAAATAGGGATGCTCGCCTCTACCATAGAGAACATTGATTATGCTATCATGTCGTGGATTAAAGAAGATGTGATAATTGGGACCACCACCAACGAGGGGTTTGTGAAGACTCCCGTTTTATGGCAAGTTCCCGAAAGATCTTATCAAGTCAAACATAAGAAGGAATTGCGCGACGACGGTGGCGCCTTAAAGCTGCCAATTATTAGTGTTGAGCGGACGGGCATTACGAAAGACCCCAACGGACGAGGCTCCTTTCAAGCTAACTTATATTCTGATCAAAACGATGGTCGCTCTGGTCGCATGGTAATTGCGAAAAAGATTGTTGAGGACAAAACGCGTAATTTTGCGGTGGCTGCAGGAACTCGCAACCACGAGACTTCAGGAACACAGCAGCTTTATTATCCGAGAGTCAACAAGAAAGTGGTAATCAAAATGCTTTCGATCCCCATCCCTGTATATGTAAATGTAGACTATAAGATTACTTTGAAGTCTGAATACCAGCAGCACATGAACACCATGTTGACACCTTTTATGGCGAGAACAGGCCAAGCTAGGGCTTTTACTATGACCCGAAACGGCCATTTATATGAAGCATTTATTGACCAAAACTTCAGTCATTCCAATAACGTAAACGATCTTGGTGAAGACATGAGGATGTATACTTCTGAAGTAACCATCAAGGTGCTGGGGTATTTGATTGGCGAAGGCGAAAGTGATGATCGGCCCTTGGTGAAAATTCATGAGAACCTTGTGGAGATAACTTTCCCCCAAGAAGGAGTAGTTCCTGAGGGAAACGACGACCTTTTTCTTTAGTTCAGGAACTCCTTTTGAGATTAAAAATACTATTTAATTAATGATTGCACTATCAATTACGCATATTTTGATAAGAGGAACACAATATGTCAGTTAAAAGTTTTAAATTTGTATCTCCTGGGGTGTTTATTCACGAAATTGATAATTCGTTCATCCCAAAAACCCCGGAAGCCATCGGCCCCGTCGTCATTGGACGCTCGCGTCGAGGCTTAGCGATGCAGCCTATTAAGGTCGAAGCATACTCAGATTTTGTTGAGATGTTCGGGGACACCGTCCCTGGTTTTGGAGGGGGTGATATTTGGCGCCACGGGAACTACCAGTCTCCCATGTATGGAACGTACGCAGCCAAGGCATTCTTGAAAGCTAGCGTAGCTCCTTTGACTTACGTCCGACTCCTGGGTCAGGAAACGACTGCGGGCGCGGCCGCAGCAGGCGATGCTGCAGCCGGCTGGCAAACTCTAAGAACGGCCCCGGCCGACTTAGCTGCTACTAATGCAGGCGCATACGGCCTTTGGCTTTTCCCAAGTCAGTCCTCCGAAACCGCTGACGCCGGCGCAGGCGGCCGAAACAATTTAGGAACGGGAAGTTTGGCTGCTATTTTTTATCTTAATCAAGGCAGCCTGACTTTAAGTGGAGCCGTATACGGCGGCCGCGCTACTAATAGCTATGTAGGTTCGTCTACTATTACCGCTTCTGCTAATACATTGTTTGGGACTGGTGGAGACAATTCGTCGGGCCTTTTGGCCATACAAGTTGCCGGCACTAACCAAACCACGGAAACTATCACTTTTAACTTGGATGATAGTACTGACAATTTCATCCGTAACCAGTTTAATACAAACCCGCAGCTTGTTAGTGGCTCTACTTTTTATAGTTCTGATGCCTCTACCTCTAAGGTATATTGGCTTGGCCAAACATTTGAACAAGAAATACGCGACCGGTCCTTAACTACGGATAGCATTGCTACTCTTTTGCCAATTTATGGCGGCGGCGGCACCAACACCCCCGCGGATATGAGGCCGCAAGCTTCCCGAGAAGGAAGAACGGGATGGTTTATCGGGCAGGATTTAGGTAACGCCTCAGATTTCGTTTCTTTTGATAAGCAGCGACTTTTCCGCCTCATTGGCCGCGGCCATGGTGAGTGGTTGCAGCGCAGCGTTAAAGTTTCGATTGACAATGTGCGCCGCTCTACAACTTCGACGTATGATTACGGGACCTTTTCCGTTCTGCTGCGCTCAATAAGCGATACCGATAATAACGTACAGATTATGGAGCGATACGATAATCTCAATTTGGATCCTACATCTCCCAATTATGTTGCACGCGTTATCGGAGACAAATATAACACCTGGGACGCGTCGCAGCGACGACTGAGGACTTATGGAGAATATGATAATAATTCCAAGTTTGTTTATGTCGAGATGAACCCTGACGTCGAAGCCGGCGCCACAGAAGCGACGTTACTACCTTTTGGTTACTTTGCTCCTCCTCGCTTTAGGTCGGTTTATGACTTAAACACCTCGGGCGCATGCTCGCTTACACCTCTTGGAGGTGAGACGTTCACCGCTGGAACGGTCTTGAGCGACACCTTCATCACCGGTGGCGCCAATGTGCCGAATCGGAACTATCCGGGTGGGGCCTCGATGGCGACCGGGTATATTACTTATCTTTCCGGTGGCACAGGAGTTGGTCTGGCCGCTGTTAGTGGCTCTTGCACGGGGTCGTTTGTCTTCCCGTCTGTGCGTTTACGCAATTCCGCTTCCGATGGCGGCCTTAGTGACGCCACAGATGCGTACTTTGGAATGCAGACAACGCGTACTGCAACAAGTACAACGTCGGATGCTAGCATTGCTGACTTTCATACTTTATTGTATAGTGGATATGCTAGCGGTGGTGGAACTAACCCCACAGCACCCTACACGGATACAGGTGTGGAAGATTGGGCGTATGTGTTCTCTCTGGATAATGTGCAGATGGATAACCAAGGCAATTGGTATTATGCATCTGGCTCCAGAGGCCGAGGTAGTTCTTATACTGCAGCGTCGTCTTCTTATAACGCTCTGCTCGAAAAGGGCATCGATAAGTTTACGTGCCCTGTGTATGGAGGGTTTGACGGATTCGATATTATGAAGCCAGATCCCGTTGCCAACCGCGAGATGTCTACTACGTCTACGGAAGACAATAGTTATGTTTACCACACTTATAAGCGCGCCATCGATACCGTTGGTGATCCGGAGTATATTAACATGAACTTGTTGGCTACGCCGGGCCTCACGAACGCTGCGTTGACCACTCATCAAATTAGAGTGTGTGAAGAGCGCGCCGACTCGATGGCTCTCATTGACCTCCCCGATGTATATATTCCCGCAGCAGAAGGCTATTATGCTAGCAAGTCTAGTCGCATCGGAACCACTCCGACAAATGCCGGCACCGCGCTGAGGGATCGTAGAATTGATTCCAGCTATGGCGCCACTTTCTATCCTTGGGTTCAGACCCGGGATGAAAACACAGGAGCTATGCTTTGGGTGCCACCCTCGGTGGCCATGATGGGAGTGTTGGCTTCCTCTGAACGCGCCTCTGCAATTTGGTTTGCCCCTGCCGGGTTTAACCGCGGCGGCCTTTCCGAAGGTGCAGCAGGTATCCCCATCACGGGCATTACCCAGCGTCTCACTTCGAAGGATCGAGACACTCTTTACGAGAACAACATTAATCCGATTGCTTCCTTCCCCTCTAGCGGTATTGTGGTCTTTGGCCAGAAGACTTTGCAGGAGAGGCAGTCTGCACTCGACCGCATTAATGTGCGCCGTCTTGTGATTTACTTGAAGAAGCAGATTTCTGTTCTTTCGACGCAGATTCTCTTTGAGCAAAATGTGCAGGCCACTTGGAATCGGTTCATCTCTTTGGTCGAGCCCTTCCTGGCTAACGTTAAGACTCAGTATGGTATCACTGATTATCGATTAATTCTCGATGAATCGACCACCACGCCGGACTTAATCGATCAGAACATTTTGTATGCCAAGATTATGATTAAACCAGCTCGTGCAATTGAATACATTGCTATCGACTTTGTTATCATGTCTACCGGAGCTTCGTTCGATGATTAAAGATGTGGGGGCTTTTTCCCTTACGACACTACTTAAAAATAGATTATAGGAGTTTTAACATATGCCATTCTGGTCAACAAATTTCGGTGAAGATACCACTTTAAAAGATCCCAAGAGACAATTTAGATTTTATGTCGAGTTTCAGGGCATTAACGCACCCCAGGGTGGCGCTACGCTTTGGTATGCAAAGTCTGTTAGTAAGCCGAGCTTTCAAGTTGCGTCCGTTGAGCATAAGTATTTGAACCATACGTTCTTTTACCCCGGCTCTGTGACGTGGCAGGATATGTCGGTGACGTTGGTTGATCCAGTTGATCCCGACATGGCCGCCACGTTGTCCGATATTCTCGTGCAGTCGGGTTACTCTCCTCCCACTGACGCTACGACCGATAGCATGGGCACCATTTCAAAAGCGAAGGCTGCAGGTGCATTGGGAACTGTGATTGTTACTCAGATTGATTCAAACGGACAGGAATTAGAGAAGTGGACGTTATGGAACTCTTTTATCACCGAGGTGAAGTATGGTGATTTGGCCTACGGGACAGACGATTTAACAGAAATGTCCTTGACAGTTAAGTACGACTGGGCTAGAATACAAACATTCAACACTGATGGTTCCGTTCTTGTCGCCGGCGATGGTGGCTCCGAATTCTTTAGTGTCTAAATAAAAACAGAGGTGTATATTGTCAAGAAATAGAGACCGCGTTGGAAGCGCTAAGCAGCCCGACGCAAGTCCACCGCCACAGGTGTTGCAGAACGAAGGTGGGGGTTTCGCATTTGTAGTCCCCACAGAGTTTGTGGAATTGCCTTCTCAAGGGAAACACTATCCAGAAGGGCATCCCCTTCACGGAGAGTCGACCATCGAAGTCAAGCAGATGACGGCCAAAGAAGAGGACTTATTAACATCGAGAGCACTTCTTAAAAAGGGAATTGCTTTGGATCGTTTGATTAAAAGTATTATTGTAGATAAAAGCATTGATCCTAATACTTTATTAGTGGGTGATCGCAATGCAATCTTGGTGGCAGCGAGGGTTTCTGGTTACGGACCCATGTATCAAACTAAAGTAACTTGCCCAGCTTGTGCAGCGCCACAGGACTATGAATTCGATTTAAATAATGCCCTCGTTTATAATGGAGAAGGCTTGCGAGAGCATGATGCAACTCAGCAAGAGGACGGGACCTATCTAACGATGCTCCCTTCTACGAGAATAGAAGTAGGATTTCGTTTACTTAACGGCTTTGATGAACGAAATTTGTTGGAGCAGCTAGAAAATGCTCGCAAGAAAAGGCGAGAAGAAAACACGATCACACGACACCTTAAGCAAATTGTAGTGGCCGTTAACGGAGATACGGAGAGCGGCACTATTAATTATGTTGTCGATAATATGCCTTCGTTTGACGCGCGCCACCTGCGCTTAATGTATAAATTAGCAACCCCTAATGTGGATCTTACTCAGAACTTTGTGTGTAACGAATGTGATCATGAGCAAGAGATGGAGGTTCCGCTTACCGCGGACTTTTTTTGGCCTGACCGATGAATACATGGAGAACGTGTATGAGCAGTTCTTCTTTTTAAAATACGTGGGCGGCTGGTCGTTGGTGGAATCTTATAACTTACCTCTAGGTCTACGAAATTGGTTTGTGAAGAGGCTTGTAACGCAAGTTGAAAAAGAAAATGAAGCCATGGAGAAGGCATCGAAGGGGTCGGGAAGTAGTTCCCAAACCCTTAGCTCCCACAACCAACCAGCACTTCCTCCACAAATGATGGGGAGAAATAGTCAGGGCAGTCAATAGCCCTGTCTTTTTTCATAGTCAACTAATTATTGATAGCCCCCTAGGAGAGTATCTGTAATGGCCGAAAAGACTAGAATAGAGGAACTAACTCATGAGCAACAGGTAGCCGAAGCGAATGAACTTTTAAAACTTCAAGAAGAATACAAAAAGGCCGGAAAGGAACTAAACAAATTTGACTCCGAGCGCTTGCGACTCCTACAGGCAGGAAATAAAGAGTTACAACAATCAACTGACTTTGTTAGAACACAATTAGGACTACAAGAGAAATACGTACAGAAGCTGGAGGACCGCCTGAAGCTAGAAAAAGAAGGCTATGCACAAGACCAGATGCATATGGCACTGAGGCGCCAGGCCGCGGAGTTTGAGAAACAAAAATTGGCCGCATACCAACGTCTCATCGAGATGGGCGAAACGCTGACTGATAAAGAGCGCGATGCGTACGAGGATCTTAAGAAGCGCTCAAAAATAATCAACGCGAACGCTGCAGCTTATGCAAAAATAGAGACCGATAAACACGCGGCTGTTGGCTTAGAGGCGAAATTATTAGAGCAGACAAGCTATTGGGCCGCGGCCGTAGATCAAGGCGCCGCCGGACAGCTGTTACACAATAAATTGTTAGCAAAAGGGGATGCTCTGCTGAGCAAATTATGGGGACAAGCCAAAGATCTGGTTTTCGAATATGATAAGCTCACCAAAGAATTTGAAAAACAATTTCAATTGAATGAGGAGTATACTGATAGTATTCGGACATCATATAAAGAACTCAACGAATACGGAGTAAGTCTGGAAGAGGCTACAAAAGCTCAAGGAGCGTTGGTCAAAGGAGTAACGGATTATACTTTAATGGCCAAAGGACAGAGAGATATGCTCCTTGAAAATGCGGCCGTAGCAACTCAGCTGGGGGTTGGTATCGATGATTATGCGAAGGGAATCCAAAATTCTATGAAAATATTTGGACAGAGTGCCGCAGAAGCAGTCACTACCCAGAGCAAGTTGGCCGCGACGGCTCGCGCCCTAGGTCGAGATCAAGGAGAGTTTGCTGCAGCCTACGCCCAGTCGGCGAGCGCGCTTGCTAAATTTGGTGATCAAGGCGTCAAGGCCTTCGGCGATCTCCAACGCATAGCCAAGATTACTGGCATGGAGATGGAGAAGGTTTTACAATTAACGAACAAGTTCGACACTTTTGAAGATGCGGCCACAATGACCGGAAAGCTCAACGCGGCATTAGGCGGCAACTTCGTCAATGCGATGGACATGATGATGGAAACAGATCCGGCGGCCAGATTTGGAAACATCCGAGATGCCATCTTAGACTCTGGGTTAAGCTTTGATACTATGTCTTACTATCAGAAACAATTTTATACCGAGTCTCTCGGCCTAGGCGACGTAGGTGATTTGGCTCTCATGCTGTCGGGCAATATGGACATGCTGACGGACTCAACCAACCAAAGTGCAGAAAGCTTAATCGAACAGAAGAAAAGAGCTAAAGACGTCATGACGATGGAAGAGGCTTGGAATGCCATTTTGGCTGAGAATGTAGAATTTTTTGTTGACATCGCAGAACTGTTACAAGCCTTAGTAAGAGGACTATCAACATATGCAACCGAATTAAAAGTGTTGTTGCCCCTGTATGTAGCTTACAGAGCCTTAACGATGAGTATAGTAATAGCTCAAGGATTACAAATTATTGCTAACGCAGCTGTTGGTAAGAGTGGCAAGAAGGCCGCCGCCTCGGTGTGGCTCATGGTTGTGGCGCTCGGGCTCCTTGGCGCTGCTATGTTAATTGAATCTCCTTCTAAGCTGGTTCTGTACATGTTTGCTCTCGCGGCCGGCCTGCTGGCTGTCGGCGTAGCCGGCAAATTTGCCTCGCCAGGCCTCACCGCGCTCGGAGCATCGTTAGCCACCATAGCCGCTCCAGTAGCAGTAATGTCCTTGAGTATCGCGGCCGTAGCCGTTGGCATTGGTTTGATGGCAGCGGGATTTTCGCTTATGTTTGAGGCCATCGATCTCGAAAAAATGGTAGCTTTGGGCCTGTTGATGTGGGCCGGGGCCTCCATCGGCGTCGCAGGTTCCATAGGCATGGCAGCGTTCGGACTTTCACTGGGAGGAGTGGCCCTCGGATTAGGACTGATCAACGAAGAGAAGTTGAAAGCCATCTCTCAATTTGCGACGGCTATGGCCTCGTTGGAAACAAAGAAGATGGAGACTCTAGCGTCGTCTATTGAAAGAGTGGCCGATGCGATGGATCGGATTCCAGCAATGAAAGCAATTGCGATAGCTAGTACCATTAAAGCGGCAGCAACCCTGGAGACGGCGACAACAGGCGCCGCGGCTGGAGGAGCAGCCGCAGCAGCAGGAGCAGACAAATACAATATTACCATCAATGTCGAAATGGATGGAGATGTGGTGGGCCGCAAGGCAGTGACGGCGCTTGAAGGCGTAGTAGAAGCAGGCATACTAAACACATAAGGAGGATAACAAATGGCGGACGAGACAGAAGTAGAAATTTTTAATTCACAAAAGTATACAGACGATCCTAATGCGGAAGATCGTCCTTATATTAAGGCATCAGACGCATATGCAAACCATAAGAAGATGTATATTTCTTTTTTGCACATGCCAAGTCAGACAGCCGTTTTCTTTAAAGCGTTTATTACGACCTTTACCGAAACCTATAATTCCGACTGGGCTTCTGAAACTGTGTACGGGCGCGCCGATCCTATTTATCTTTTCAAGAACACGCAACGCAAAATTACTCTAGGCTTTAAAGTGCCCGCGGAGTCGGAGAGTGAAGCTTTCCAAAACCTAGGCAGAGTCCAAGACCTACTTCAATTTCTATATCCTAATTATACGGATGTCAACGCGGCACAAACAATATCTCAGTCCCCCATGGTGCGCTTGAAAGTAATGAATCTTTTACAAAACACTACAGCTTATGGGGGCGCCGTGGATACGCTCAGCGGCATTCGTTTTGAGGAGGCGACAGGCTATTTGGATTACGAATATTATGTGAAAAACAAATATCCCATGAACGCTAGCCCTGACATGGGAATGTTAGGAGTGATTGACAACATTACAGTAAATCATAATTTAGAGAGTAGCGACCACGGCGCATTTAACGAAGGCGCCGGGGTGATATTGCCTAAGCTTATCGAACTTAATGTATCGTTTTCTCCCATTCACGAGCATGCCCTGGGGTGGAAGGAAACCGGCGAGTTTAGTAATTCTGCATGGCCGTATGCTATCAATACATCTGAGCCGATTGAATCACCGGACGAAATTGTGTTCCAGCCTGCTACTGCGGAGCTTAACGCTCAACTAAATCCAGACAACGAAAGCTATCAAGATCCAGAAGCAGCAAAGACCGAACTAGAGGAGGATTACAATTCAGCTCAACAAGACACGAATCTTGCATCCGACGAGTGGACAGAACAATTAATTTCAGAATTTGACCTGTCGTAGTAATATTAATTATGGGAAGATATACTAAATCTAGAATTTTAACGAACGCTAGCGATTACTATAAACCGTTGCGCGAGGAGCGGGGACTTAAAGTAATGAAGCATTACGAGACGCCGATTTTAAAGAATCCTTCCGTCTCGGAAAGAGCCAACACTATTACGACCGCGTACGTATGGAAATATGGAGATCGCTTATATAAACTAGCCAATCAACATTATGGCGACACGCGTTACTGGTGGGTCATTGCGTGGTGGAATTCCGTTCCCTGCGAGTCTGAAATTAAAAACGGTAGCGTTATTTATATTCCAGTGAATTTAGAGAAAGCACTTAAAGCTTTGGGGATGACATAAAATGGCAATGGGATTAACGCCAGCTGCAGAGGCTGCGATGAAAAAGGCCCAAGAAGAAGCGGCCGCCAAACGCGAAGCTGAAGAGAAAGCGAATAAGCCGCCAGACAAGGCTGTGAATTATACTTATAGCGAGGGGTTGGCTTTAAACGCTTTTGTGGATTTATGGGTAAATGCGAAAGCCAAATATATAGAAATACACAAGACAAAGGAGGTAGCAGATAAATGGGCAACGTTAGAACATCCTGTATATGGCGCTCTACGGGGCGACATTGCGATGTATGAGGCCGATGTGGAGGATTATCCGGGGTATTTCGCCATGGAAACCATGCTGGGCAAAGACGAACCTTTTGAAGAACTAGGCAGCTGGATGAGTTATTTAGAACAAACCATTAACCCGCTTTTTTCCGAAGATGGTCTGAAAAAAGAAACAGATAATCTAATCCAAACTCTACAAGGTAGCGGCGCCTCGGCCGACGTAACCGCTTGGATAAATGATAATTTTTCCAAGACCCCCTTAGATCAATTGGAGGCCTATATTACTGCTAATGGGTTAACCGGCGCATTTGGCGGCGATGCCATCATATTGGCGTATCATACGGCTTGGGTGAAAGTGACAGGGGGAGGGAATCCACTTCCGAGCGGTTTTATGCCTTACCAGCCTGGATGGGGCTCTAAATATACCGATGGTACCAAGAACTCCGAAGCCGCAGCCGCCTTTACCGAACAACTCAATGATATGTTTACGATTGTGACTGTGGCTTACGGCGTCGGTTTAGCCAATTTGGCTCGACAAGATGAAGTTATTGATGCCATGGCCGCGAACGAAGAAAATTTTCTCCAGACCTGGGATATGTTAAATACGTACGTAGGGGCCCAGGAAGCTGAGTTGCCAGGGATCCGCGAAGCGCAAGAGCGCGCCGCAAAGTCCGCGATGGAAGCGGTGATTGGGCGCGCCGAAGTGCGGTTTCAAGAACAGTGTTTCCTTTTATCCCAGGTGTATAATCTTGCCGGAGAAAAAAGAAGCAAAGAGAGAATTGCGTCTTCGACGGATATAAGTGCTGCCAATACACCCTGGCTTAAACCGTTGCCATATTATGGAGCGAGCGGAAATGCCTCGGTGTTAGCATCGGGAAACCCTTATGGGTTTATAAACAGACTTACACAACATCCTCATCAGAACAAATTTTTTGATATGACGACGGCCGAGATTTCCAGCCTTCAGCCTATGATTCGTTTATTTAAAGTATTCGAAAACGAAGAAGATCAGCAGGAATACCAACATGAGTTTAACTTTGATTCTCATGCATCGGCCGCTGATGTGGAGAGCCTCACAGAGAGCCGAGATAAACGAGGCTTTGGAGTGGGCATCCAAAACTTTTCTTTCACCTATGATGGAAACAACCCTTTTGCTGCCAAGAAGAGCATCAAAGCGCAAGTTACTATTTTTGCTAGCAGTTTTGATGAATTATTAAAAGAACGCGCGGTGTCTTATTTGACTAACGAAACCCCTCCGAAGTCGCGCTCGCGTACCTATCGATATGCTGATTTGGCGTTGAAAACTTGGATGGGGAAACATGCATATGCCAAGGAAGAGAATGTGGTGGATATTCCTGAATGTCGATTGAGCGTCCCTATTGAAGATGACGCTAATAGTAAATTAAACTTTCGTCTTAAAGCAATTGTAGGGTATGCGCGCCCTCTCGACAGCACTTGGTTTAATAATAAAAGCCAAGCGGAACGCACTCAATTGCTGGATGCGATTGGGCAATCTTATGTTACTTTAAATTTGACACCCACCACTCACGATTTTAAAATTGATGACATGGGACGTGTTACTTTTAATATCAACTATTTGGCTTATGTGGAAGACTTTTACGATCAGCCCCAGTTCGATATCTTTTATGATGAAGAAGTGGCCATGAGAATAATGGGAAGAAAATATGAATATGAGGCCCTATCCGAACTATGTAAGGCGGATGAAATCGCTACATGGAAAGAGGGTCTCGCCACCAGCGGAGTTATTCGCAAAGATAAATTTGAAAACATGCAGTCATTGATGAGCAGATTACAAGCAAAAAAGAAAATTCGATATATTAACATGACTTTTGCTGAAATAGTTTCCTTCAATGCAAAGGGGCCCTTCTTTCAAAAGGAGGGATCGGTGGAGATAACCGATTCTCCTAGCAATGAGGGCGCTCTGCAGAGCGCGCTATTAGCCGAATATACCCACGCTTGGGATCAAGGAGATGAAGGAGGAAAAGCTGACGAAGACTTGAGCAGCGCTTTGGCTTTATCATTACAAGCTACTAATCCGACGCAAGAGAACTTAGGGTTCTTTTATGTTAGTGATTTGGTGGATGTAATTTTAGAAGGGATCGAAGCACGATTAAAAACGTTTTCTCAACCAGAAATTTATGATCAAGCTCCGTTGGATACGATAGATGGCGACGCAAAGAGCGAAGAAATTCAATCACATCGACAATTTTATGAACAATACAAAAAGTTTAGAGTGGTGTTAGGCCCGGTAGAAATTATGAATCCCATCAACAATTCGTCGATGAGTACTGTAAACTTTGGGGACGTTCCTATTTCCACTAAATATTTCTTAGAGTGGTTAAGTGAAGAGATGCTCAAGCGAGAGCAGACACAATATAATTTAAGCAAATTTTTAAATGATTTGCTTAATACTTTAGTTCGAAATTTTTTAAATAACGATAGTTGCTTTGCGGCGTTTTCCACCAAGCAAAAAGTGCGTGTGACGCAGGCTGCTATTACATCTTATAAAGACGATCCTCGATACAAGTGGGATGAGATTACCAAATTTATTGTTAGCCATAAATGGAATTCGGTACTCAATATTTCCGATGCTAATGTGCCGACGCCACTGCTTAATGTTTCAGGCCCCCTCAACGCGCCTGGGGGAGACGCCGGAATTCAGAACGAAATGAATTATATGGTTTATTTTGCTGGGCGTACACAACCATTAGAATTAATGCAGGGCAATCGAGAGCAAGATGTGGCGGCAGGAATTTTTCATTACATGATAGGTCGTCCCAAAGGCATCATTAAAACTATTAGTTTGACGAAAACAGATGCTAAGTATTTAAAAGAGGTGAGGTTTCAACAAGAAGGGTTTGATGGCTTGCAGCAATTACGCGAAGTTTATGACGTCAATATCGACTGTTATGCCAACCCCAAGACGTTTCCTGGCACCTATATTTTTGTAGATCCTCGCGGGTTTGCACCGAACACCCTGGCTTATGATAGCGACAACGTTAAATTTGATTTGACTAGATACGGGATCGGAGGGTATTGCATGATTATTCGGTCAGAACATAATTTTGGACCAGGCAAAGCCGAGACAAAGGTGACGGCCAAGTGGGTTGCGGAAATTGCCGGAGAGGAAGAAAATAAGGAATGTGAAGATGCCAAAGCTAAAAATCGTGATACCGGCGACAACAGTAAATCCAAATGTCCTGCTTACGTGACGGAGACAGCCCAAGAAGAAAAGTCCGGCGCCGAAGCCTTGGGCGAAAAGATTACAAGCGCATTAGATAGCGTAGGGACGACTCTCGACAGCTGGACTGGAGGGCTATAGAACATGGGGATTTATTATGCAGAATCCAATCAAGAAACAAGCAAAGAACTTTTTAATAAGCGCTCCATTTACAACGGAGAATTAGCTGGAACGTCGCGCGACTACGCAAACTTAGTAGATTTTAATTTTGCGGAAAAATTGTTGTACGGAAGAGTAAATAGATTGTTCGTCCCTATAGTTTTAGGTACTATTCCGTTGCGGCCCTTTAATAAAAACGCATCCGCGGCCAAAAATTTAAGTGCCGCTAATTTCGTGGTAGATGCATTTAATGACTTGGCTCAGCAATTCAAAAAATGCGCAGCAGCAGGACAAATCACTTCCGATGATCGCTACTTGAGCAACCTTTTGGTATACAAGGCATATGAAGATCCCGATTATCTTTACAACCAATACCTTACGACTTACTATGATACATTGGCCATCGAGTTTCAGCGTCGAAACATACGCGTCAAGAATTTTGATGAATTCTTGATGGAGCTAGAAACATTAATCGAGGCCGCGGCCAGCCGCTTTCCATTTACGCTGCCGGCTTATATTAAAAGCCATTTGTGTCCGATGACTTGTTCAGGGTTGGCTGTTGAAATTGCTGACTTAGAATATGCCAATGACGAAGAGAAGGTAAATCAATTCATCAACAGCCCCAATTGGGAATTTTATTTAAACGCCTGCCGGTCGTATGGATTTATGGTAGATCGTAATATCCCCTGGCGACTAGTCGCTGACATTGGATCCTCAGAAATGATTCAGTATGCGACTAAGCGAGGCTATGTCAGCACCAGTACGATTCTCAGCGTAGGCTACACCAAAGCTCATTCCTTGTATTACAGAAAATTTAAATTCTTGCTCTTAAACTTGTATAATAAAGTCAAGCTACCTAATTTTTTGGTAACTGAAGACTGCGGAGGGAGAATGCAATCGCATGTGGTGGTGCCTCAAAGCTATACACCCGCCCAGATAAATAATAACTTTTCTGATGTTCAATTTTTAAAGTTGTACTTTAAGATTCGCTTTTGGGAGGAGGAGTCTCAATTTGCACCCTTCGAACAGGAAATCTTAAGTGATGACACTATAGAAATATATCATCATACTGACGTCAACACGGCGCTCGGAGTTTTCGAAAGAATTCTCAATAAAACATTTGACTATCGCGGCTCTTTGAGTTATATTAGAGAGTACCTAGCAAAGAATGCGCAGGGTACCCCCTCGACTACGACGGGCGTAGGCTATTAAAAAGGAATAGATGTGATATTTCAAACGTTAGATGATAAAACAGAGTGCGTAGGAGTGTATGCGGATGGGCAATTATATTTTGAGAATTGGCCTGAGGATCTTACGCAGACATGGTCACACACAGGTTTTTTAGGTGACAGTGATGTGGAATATGCTGCTCTATATTGTGAGGGGGCTCCTTTAGAGAGAGTTGCGCCGGCGTCTTTGAAAGAGCCGTTGGCAGCTGCCCAGCGCAAACTAAAAGCATATGCTCAATCGTTTCGCATTGCCAAAATTAATTTGAGGGACCATTGCATATTCGACTTGGTGCCGGCAGACTTTTTGAAACAGTTTTGCGAGATTAAAAACCAAATCACCGAACACGTTCTCGCCACGTACGACAAGCCACCATGTTATGAGCACTTACGAGACGCATCGCGCCTATTGTACAAAATTAAATTTCAGACTCTTGAGCTTAACCCGGCTAACTGTAAAGAATTGTTTTATAGTACTCCATCGAGAGCCATGGCTCAAAAACTTTTAGAGGGCGCTCACTATATTAACTATAATTTATTTGGAACCGTGACAGGAAGGCTTACAACCTTTCCGGAATCGTTTCCCGTCCTGACCTCTCAACGGGGATTCCGGCAACTCATAAAGCCCCGCAATGATTGGTTTTTATCTTTAGATTATAATGGCGCCGAGGTGAGAACCTTAATGGCGTTGTCACAACAAGCGCAACCTACGCAAGATATTCACGAGTGGAATGTTAAAAACATTTTTGATGGAAGTGTAACTCGGGAAGAGGCCAAGACACTCTTGTTTAGTTGGCTGTACAATCCCGATTCAGACGCAATTGAAACCGCAGCTTATGACCGCGAACGCGTGTTGGAAGAGTGGTATGATCAAGATTATATCTTGACACCCTTTGGTCGCAGAATCAAGGTGGAAAAGCGAAAGGCGCTCAACTATTTAATTCAGAGCACGACTGCTGACTTGGTGATCGAGCGCGCCGTGGTCGTAGACAAGATGTTAGAAGGTAAGAAGTCTTTTGTATCGCATATTGTTCACGATGAATTAGTAATTGATATGGCTGACGAAGACAGAGAAATGATCCCCCAGATAAGGGATACCTTTGCGGATAATCGCATCGGCAACTATCTTGTTAATTTGCGCGCCGGCAAAAATTATTTGGATTTAAAAGACTTAAGCTTATGATTTCTATAATTGGTATCGGCAACGGCGCCTCTGCCGTCGCAGAAAAATTTAGTAAAACTCCTCAATATAATGTTTATATGTTGAATGATAAAGTAAGTCGTACGTCTAAGTATAAATTCAAATTAAAACGTTTTGAAGAACCGGAAGAGTATGAAGAAAACCCACCGGATCTCACCAAGTTTTTTTCTACCGTCGATGACCACGTTCAAGTCTTTATAGTGGGCTCATCCTATAGTTCGAATTATTCCCTCACAGTGTTAGAGCAGCTAAAGGGGAAAAAGATTGATATATTCTATATTAAACCAGATATTACGTTGTTGACTGGAATTCCTAAACTGATGGAGAATGTAGCCTATGGAGTCTTACAAGAGTATACACGTTCAGGGGTTTTTAATTCTATTACCTTGTTGTCCAATATGAACATCGAAGATGCGTTGGGAGAGGTGCCCATTAAGAGCTACTTTGATCGCCTCAATTCTTCCATCTTCTCTACTGCTCACTACTTAAATTATTTTGCCCACACCGAACCAGAAGTGGGAGTGATGGCCCGGCCTGCCGAGATTAATCGCATCCGCAGTGTGGCCATGCTGAACATGAAAAATTTAGAAGAAAAATGGCTTTTTGACCTTGACACTCCTCGCGACTTATGTTATTATTTATGTATAAACAATGAAAGGTTGGCGAAGGAGGGCACCTTGCACAAGCATATTGTAGATCAGCTTAAGGAGAAGCCACGGAATGCCTTCCGTAAAATTTCGTATGCCATATACGAAACTGAACATTTAGACTTTGGGTTCTGCGTTGCCCATACTAACGTAGTACAAGAAAACTCTTGACATGCTACGTCGAGAGTGGTATAGTATAAGACAGTAAGGGACGCTTATTGTCACCCATACATAAGGAGATATAACATGGGAATTGATATGGAGCTGATGCGCCGCAAGCTCAAACAACTACGCGGCGAATATGATGCAAACGGAAATGGAAACTCCGTTTGGTTTAGACCGGAGGACGGAGATACGGACATTCGTATTATCCCGACGTCGGATGGTGATCCACTAAAGGAAATGTTCTTCCACTATAATGTGGGTGAGCACCGCGGAGGCATTCTATGTCCGAAGCGAAACTATGGTGAGCATTGCCCAATTTGTGAATTCGCTTCTGCGCTATGGCGCGAAGGAAGCGACAACAACGATGAGGAAAGTAAGAAGCTTGCAAAGTCACTCTTTGTACGCCAACGGTACTTTTCGCCTGTCGTTGTACGGGGTCGAGAAGAGGAGGGCATTAAGGTATATGGATACGGAAAGACTGCCTACGAATTGTTGCTTGGATATATCCTCGATCCCGAGTATGGTGATGTCACTGACATACAAGAGGGAACCGATATCACACTAACATACACTAAGCCCACTAAACCCGGTGCTTACCCTCAAACAAGCCTAAAGATGCGTCGTAATACTTCGCCGTTGCTTGAGGACAAGGATGCGATCCCCGCCCTCCTTGATCGTATGCCTGATTTTGAGTCTCTCTTTGAGCGACTCAGCCCCGAGCAGGTCAACGCAATTCTCGATGAACAACTGTCCAGCGATAAATCTGCTGAAGGTCGTTCTTCTGAGACTGCCAGATACGGCGCCGGTCCTAAGAGTGATGTTGATCGCGCCTTTGATGAATTGATGTCTGGTTAATGGCTTGTCCCGCAGGGAGGCACGGGGAACAGGTGCCTCACGTTTTTTTAAGGAGAAGAGAAAATGGCAAAAAAGATGCCAGTGGAACGTCTGATAGCAGCCTCAGCAATCCGGGCCGGATTAAACTATAATGAGGTAAACAATTTGTTGGCGGCCGCAGGTTTTGGGTGTATGAATGCTACGTCGTATAAAATGGTGAAAAATTCATACATTCCATCCATTGAAAGTCAGCACACAACTTACGATATGCGAGAGCATATTTTCAAACCACGACGATATAATCAATTAAAGGAGTAAGAGAATGATTAAGAAGATTTTGATGGGGCTGTTGTGTCTGGGATTATCAAATCCAGCAACGGCTCACGATGTGACAGACCTGGCTGACGATGCGTTGGCCTGGGAAGGTCGTCAAGGATTGCGGTTTGGATACAACTACCTCAACAATGGCGACGATACTGATAGACTAGAGAGTCCCCACATGTTCGCCATAGGTTTTGAACTTCAGCAGACAATGGATGGAGGAGATTGGCTGGATCTTCTTTTCATCGAGAATGTAGTAATTAGCGGCTTAGAACAGAGCGTCATTGTTCCCTCGGTCAGTGGCCTAGTAGGGTTTGAAGTTAATGACGCACTTCAAGTAGCAGTCGGAGCGACTGCAACAGTTTATGACCCAGCCGAAGAAGACAACTTCTTCCACTTGGTAACAGCCCTTGGCTGGACACAACAGGCAGGCGTATTTAGCGTGCCTATTCACTTCGTTTATGTCCCAGACATTAACGATTACTGGCGCGGTGCTATCACCACCGGCGTCAACTGGTAAAAAGCTTTGACATAGACACTGTTCTGTGTTATACTTGTGAAGTACGAGATAGCTTCGTACTAAACAAATTTAGATAAATTAAATTATAGGAGCAATTATGAATCTAAAACCACAATACACGTCAGACGTGACTCCCCAATATCGGCAGGCGACGGCCCACAAGACAATCCGATATACTCTTGAAGAAAACATCTCTGAGAATCCGCGTATTCGCGAAGAATTCGATGAATGGAAGACAAAGCAGACGGCACCACGCTTGCTGCCCACGTTCGCTGGCATCTTTGTAAAGGGGTACCCGATGCCGCTGTTTGATATTAGAACAGCAGAAATTCGGGAGGACCATGGCCAGAGGAATGCCCTCACGCAGCGAAGTCGCCATAGTAAAATCCTTTCGATTGCAAAACACTTTGATGTAATGCAGTTCGAAGCCATTGATATAGATTACATCATCGAGGAGGACGTTTATATCATTCGCAATGGGGGTGGTCGCTCTACCGCGGCTTATCTCAACGGGGTGTTTATGGTTCCGGCTTCGGTTCGTGTGGTGAAAAACGCCGAAGAAAGCCGGCGCCTTTTTAATGCGCAAGACAAAAACAATGCTGCCATTTCATCGTACGATAAATTTCTGCAGCAGTTGTTAGATCAGAAGCACGCGCGCCACAATCAAGCATGCGATACATGGAGTATTGCTAACGCTAGCGGGTTCTCGCTTGATCACGCCAATCAGAGTTCTGCTAATCCTCTTATCGAGGGGATCGGAACGCTGCAGCGGGTCATCCGTACGGTAGGAGGAGACCACAAGGAAGTAAAATGGGGCCTCAAAAGAGCCCCCAATATATCGACTGCCGTTGATATTATCAAGGCGACTTTCCTTAATATTGACGAGATACCTGTCTCTGCATTAGAAGCGATTACTGCCTTCATTCACATTAGCCAGAATCGAATTCCTAGTGGCGAGGAAGGCCTCAAACGCTTGAAAGAATTCTTTGCATTAGTGCGGGATAGCAACCCGCTATTAAAGGAACTCTCTAATTGGACAACAGTTCTGTGTTTTGACTCGGCCAATCATTATGCTACTTATGGGGCAGCTGCCTTGATGGAAAAGTGGAATGAGGTTTTTAAGAATAAGAACCGCGGCCGCACCTCCTCTTACAAGTATGTTAAGTGGACGCCGGACGAAATTATAATTACTAAGACTCAGCCCGGGAAGGACATCTTCGTCTTTACACGAGATGATGCCTTGTACAACAAGATATAATAAAGGAGGGAAAATGGCTAAGAAATACGCGAGCTTAAAGCAAAGAGAGTTTGACGCTCAAAAAACAGAAGTACGAATTGAGCCTAGAGCTTATCATGGATTTTCGTTTTTGGACATTCGTGAATATTATTGGAACGGCAAAGAAATGAAACCCACCAAAAAGGGAGTTACTATTCCCGCGGAAGAAAAAGAGGCTTTCTTAAAAGCGGTTGTAGAACAGCTTAAAAGGTTTTAAGAGGAAAGGAAAAATGGCGAAGAAGAAAGTAAAGGCAGGTCGTGTAGCAATGCAGGACCTAATGAGTCTCGTTAATAAGAAGGCGGGCAGAAATGTTGCGCACGATTTGACGGGCGATAACCCAACAGAAGTGAAAGAATGGATCCCAACCGGCAGCCGCTGGTTGGACTCCATAGTCTGTCGCGGACGTGTGGCAGGCATCCCCGTCGGAAAAGTTACGGAGATTGCAGGACTAGAATCTACAGGTAAATCTTATATGGCTGCGCAGATTGCAGCCAACGCCCAGAAGAGCGGTAAATTGATTGTATATTTTGATTCCGAGTCAGCCATCGATCCAGATTTTCTAGCGCGCGCAGGGTGTAATCTAGAGCGCTTAATGTACATTCAAGCTAGCTCTGTGGAGTTTGTCTTGGAGACAATTGAGGAACTGTTGGGAGCTACTGATGAACAGTTAGTTTTCATCTGGGATTCTTTGGCCTTCACCCCGGCTGTCTCGGACGTTGAGGGAGATTTCAATCCCCAATCAACGATGGCGATGAAGGCGCGCATTCTTGCAAAGGGAATGTCAAAGCTGGTCATCCCGGTGGCTGATAAGCGCGCAACTTTAATTGTACTGAATCAGTTGAAGACCAACATCCCACAAGGACCCAACGCTCGTATCGTAGCGATGACTACGCCATACATTACGCCGGGAGGTAAGGCGATGCATTATTCTTATTCGCTGCGCATCTGGCTGACAGGTAGGAAGGCCAAGAGTTCTTTTATCGAAGACGAGAAGGGATTTAGAATTGGATCAGAAGTGAAGGTGAAGTTGGAGAAGTCTCGGTTCGGAACACAGGGAAGATCGTGTGCGTTCCGTATTCTATGGGGCACTGAAGAGGTTGGTATTCGCGACGAAGAATCTTGGTTCGACGCCATAAAATCTTCCGAGTATCTAACCAGCGCAGGAGCGTGGTATACCCTGGCAATGCCTGACGGATACACTAAAAAGTTTCAGCCATCTAAGTGGACGGAACTAATTACATCTGACACTGAATTTCGTAGCAACGTCATGCGTCTAATGGATGAGGAAATTGTTAGGAAGTTTGACCGTCGAGAAGGTGAAGCCAAAGCGTTTTACGCAGATCCAGAGGACTTAACAGTTCCTCATCAAATTTAAAAAAAGGAGAGAAAGTATGTTAGCAATGATTTTTCTATCGCTGTCACTTGGGTGTGGACATGCTCACGCACACACATTACACCAGGGTGTTCCGAGTTATGTACAGGCCCCGCCGCCGCCTCGTAGGGCGAAGGTAGTGCACCAGCACAGACATCGTGGCACCGTGTGGGTGTGGTCGCCTGCGCATGTAGATAAGCAAGGCCGTCACATCAAGGGACACTGGCAACCAAAGAAGCGAAAGTAGACAGAAAGTACTTGACAATCACCCCCCCGACACGCTATAATAATAGTGTTCGGGGGGGTTGCTTTTGGAGGCGCCATCATTGAGAGTAGGCGATCTGGTAGCAGTCCAGTACCCGTGGGAGGGGGACCATCCTGACCCTCCCAATAGCGTTGACCCTGAAGTCTGGGTCGGCTTAATTATTGAAATCGTGGATCCTTTAAATCCATATGCCATGGACAAGATGTGGTGTTTTAAGACAGCGTCTGTCCATATATTAAACTCACATAGAGACCAAATTGAGGTATTAAACAAATGAAAAGAGTATTAATTATTGACGCGCTCAACGCATACCTGCGAGCGTATATTGTAGACCCCAGTATCTCCTCCAATGGACAACCGATTGGAGGACTTAAGGGGTTCATTAAAATTTTACAGAAGCTTGTGCGTGACACGCGTCCCGACCAAGTGGTAGTGGTGTGGGATGGTCCCAACGGCTCACGCAAGCGCAAGACCATGGACAAGAATTATAAAGCGGGACGCAAGCCCATCCGGCTGAACCGAGCCTTTCATAACCTCACAGAGGATGAAGAGTTGCGTAATAAAATGTGGCAGCAGAGTAGGATCATTCAGTATCTAAACAACATGCCGATCATCCAAGCGATGATTGAAGAGGTAGAGGCCGACGATATCATTGCTTACGTCACACAGATGTCTCACTTTGACGGGTGGCAGAAGATTATCGTTTCAAACGACAAGGACTTCATGCAGTTGTGCGATGACGAGACCGTGCTGTGGCGCCCCACGGCCAAGGAAATGCTCAACAAGAATAGAATTGTGGAACAGTATGGGATCCATCCTGTTAACATGGCCATGGCTCGCGCTATTGTGGGAGACACGTCCGACAACCTGGCCGGCATCAAGGGCGCAGGCTTCGCCACTGTTAAGAAGCGCCTCGACTTTTTGTCTGAAGAAAAATTTTATACCATTGACGACATAGTAGAGCACTGCGAACATGCGAATAGTAATCTCAAATTTTACACCAATGTAGCCGAGAGCAGAGCTTTGGTCGAGAAGAACTATAAGATGATGCAACTTTACGCCCCACAGCTGTCAGTGCAGGGTAAAGATCACGTTAGGTTTTCCATAGAAAATTTTGAATGCGAATTCAACAAGACGGAGATTTTGGGGATGATGCGTGACGATGGCTTTGGCGAATTAAACTGGGAAGATCTGCGCACGCACTTGAATAAGATCACGAGAGAATGCGTTGACGCGTCCAGTGTATAAAACACCAATTGTTGCCAAAGTTTCTTGACTTTCAGAGGGAAAATGTTATACTTATTACACGGGACAGAGGGCGTCTATGATCAGTGACCACAGTGCTAATTTTGGAAGGTATGGAAAAACCTTCCAAGAAGGACTTGTTCAGTTAATCTTTGAGGATCGACCTTTTGCAGACCAAATCACAGAAGTACTAGATGTCAATTTCTTGGAGCTAGAATATCTGCGCGTGTTTGTTCAAAAGATCGTGGAATTCAGGACTAAGTATGGCAAGCATCCTTCGGTAGAATCGATCATTGCCGTGGTGCGCACGGAACTAGAGAGCGAAGACGAAGTAACCCAGAAACAAGTACGAGAATACTTCGCGCGTATCCACACCAAAGAAATTACAGACGCCGAGTATATTAAAGAGGCTTCCCTCGACTTTTGTCGTAAGCAGAATCTTAAAGAAGCTATGCTTAAGTCTGTAGATTTATTACAAAGCTGCTCTTTTGATGAGATATCGACTGTCATCAATGAAGCTCTTAAGCTCGGCTCCGATAGTAATTTTGGTTATGACTATCTTGCCGACTTTGAAGAAAGATTTCGCCCACGCTTTCGTAATCCTGTCACCACAGGATGGACGGAAATTGATAAGATCAGCGGCGGTGGCCTGGGGAAGAGTGAACTTGGCGTTGTGATCGCTAGCACCGGCAGCGGCAAGAGTATGGTTCTTGTCCATCTGGGTGCGGAAGCCTTGAAAGAAAAAAAGTCCGTCATTCACTACACCCTAGAACTGCAGGAGACAGTGATAGCCTGTCGGTATGATAGTTGTCTTACCGGATATCCTCTCTCTGATCTGGGATCTTTTAAAGAGGACATCTATGAACAGGTACAAGAGATTGAAGGTAAACTCATAATTAAAGAATACCCCACAAAGTCCGCCAGCACCAACACCATTCGTTCACACTTAGAGAAACTGAAGAAGCGAGGAATCAATCCCGGCCTTATAATTGTAGACTATGCGGATTTATTAAAGCCTGTTACGATAAGAAAAGAGAAAAGGACAGAGTTGGAATCTATTTACGAAGAGCTGCGAGCAATTGCAACAGAATTCCAGTGCCCGGTATGGACCGCATCGCAAACTAACCGCTCAGGATTAAACGTAGAAGTCATCACCATGGAACAAATTTCAGAAGCCTTCAACAAGTGCTTTGTCGCAGATTTTATTTTTTCTATCTCGCGCACCCCCAAAGATAAACAAAACAACACTGGTAAACTTTTTGTGGCGAAGAATCGTAACGGTCCTGACGGTGATGTATATAACATCTTTATGCAGACCGCGAACGTAAATATTAAAGTATTAAATACACCAAATGCAGCCAACGGCACTTCACAAGTGCCCGTAAATCCGGTAGTATTAGATTCAAAGATGCAAAAAGAATTGCTGCAGAAGACTTATGAAAAATTTAGACGCAAAGGAGTAGTAAAACCATGAGAACATTAGAGAACATTCGTAGATTTAGATTGTCAGATACTTTTATTGAACCTTATAAAATGGCAGAGGTCCCGTGGGGGCCATTAGGATACGTTACGTTTAAGCGTACGTACGCCAGGCGCCTAAGTGAATTTGAGGATGGCGCCACCGGAACCGAAGAGTGGTGGCAGACTTGTAGGAGAGTAGTCGAGGGAATGTTCAACATGCAGAAGGAGCATGTGGTCATGCTGGGTCTGGAGTGGAATGACGCGAAGGCCCAGGCTACAGCAAAGGATGCCTATGAGCGCTTGTTTACTTTGAAGTGGACTCCTCCGGGCCGCGGCCTGTGGATGATGGGCACTAAGTTTGTTGAGGAACGAACCGCTGCAGGCCTATTTAATTGTGCCTTCCGTTCGACGCGAGATCTTGGCACCAAAGGTGGGTATCTTTTTGCGTGGATGATGGACGCATTAATGGTGGGCGTAGGCGTTGGATTCGACACCGAAGGCGAAGGAAGCGTTACGATTAAAGAGCCAGAGTATACCAATGACATACACATTATTGATGACTCCCGTGAAGGCTGGGTTAATTCCGTTCACATGTTGCTGGATGGATTTTTCTTTGGGGAGAAGGTACCCAAGTTTGATTACACAGCTATCCGGCCGGAAGGCGCCGACATCAAAGGATTTGGTGGCACCTCCAGCGGATTTAGACCATTAAAGGAATTGCATGATGATTTGACTGGGCTGTATGCAAAGCGTGTTGGGGAAGATATTACGTCGGTGGACATTGTTGACACTGAAAACTTGATTGGACGTTGCGTTGTGGCCGGAAACGTACGCCGGTCAGCCGCGCTGGCGATGGGAAAGCATGACGACATGTACTATTTGCAGATGAAGAACGATCAAGAAAAGTTATATCACCATCGATGGGGATCAAACAATTCTATGGTAGCGGACGTGGGGATGGATTATTCCTGGGCTGCAGAACAGTGCCAGAAGAACGGCGAGCCTGGATACATCTGGCTGAACAACGCCCGCACTCGTGGTCGTTTTAAAGATGGCATTCGTACGGATGACTTGCACGTCATGGGGTTTAACCCGTGCTCAGAACAGCAATTAGAAGATGCTGAGTTATGTTGTCTTGTTGAAACTTTTCCCGCTAAGCATGAGGGCCTAGAAGATTATTTGAAGACACTGAAGATAGCTTACTTGTACGGGAAGACTATCACTTTGTCCAACACCCATTGGCCCGAGACTAACGCAAAGATGTTAAAGAACCGACGCATTGGGTTGTCGCAATCGGGAGTGGTGCAGGCGTTCAATAAGTTTGGTCGGCGCACACTGTATGATTGGTGTGATCAAGCCTACGACTATATTAAAGAGCTAGACGACGAGTATTCTAATTGGTTATGCATCCCACGGTCCGTGCGGATGACATCGATCAAACCATCGGGAACTGTGTCTTTGTTAAACGGCTCCACCCCCGGCATACATTTTCCCGAGAGTGAATATTATATTCGTCGCATTAGATTCTCTAATGATTCTCATACCTTAGCGTTCTTAAAAGATGCGGGCTACACCATTGAAGAAGATTTGTATTCTCCTAACACCATGGTGGTAGAGTTTCCTGTGCACGAGCCCTACTTCGTGAAGAGCAAACGGCATGTCTCCATCTGGGAACAGTTAGAGATAGCTGCGCAGTACCAACATTATTGGGCTGACAATTCAGTCTCGGTTACTGTTACCTTCCAAGAGGAGGAATCGCACCAACTGAAGAACGCACTGGAGATGTACGAGACCCGTCTCAAGTCGGTATCGTTTTTGAAATATCAAAAGACAGGCTATAAGCAGGCTCCCTACGAGCCTATCACAGCAGAAGAATATGCCCAAAGAATCAAGGTGGTGAAACCACTGCAGCGTATGGATACGTCCGACGCAGGTTCGGGCGAAAAGTTTTGTACGAATGACACCTGTACAATTTAGGAGAAGAAATGAAGTTTAGACCGGTTAATCGTTACGTTCATGTAGAGATGCCCGAAGAACAACCACATGAACTGGAGAGCGGGATTGTCCTACCAGATGATTTTAAGCCTACCGAAGAGCAGCACACCGTCGCCACCATCAAAGGATGGGCCGATGACGTCAAGTTCAAAAACCTTTTATGGGAGGGTCACGAGTTAATTGTGGATCGTTCCATGGTGGAAGAGTTTAGTTTGGGCGATCAGAAAGTCCAAGTGGTCCTTGAGAACTATGTAATTGGAATTCTGTAAGTCTTTTAAACGACTAATTATTATATAATAAGCAAGGAAATCTAATGCATGGACAAGAATTTTTACAACCAGGCGTCGGCATCGAAGCTGGGATGGGATCCCAGTTGGTTCGGAGAAAAGTATTTTGACGATAAGCTTTTAAGAGCAATTAAAAAGTGGCAACGGTTGCGTCAGTTGGTGGCGGATGGCCTGTGTGGGCCGATGACCTTTAGGCGTCTATGGACAGAACGTCAAGCACACTTAGAAGAACCAGAAACTCCGGACCCAGTGTATTCAAATTACATTGTTTACAACGGAGAAAACACCCCCATCAAATGGGACAAGGTGGTACTGTGGTCCGACGAGGGAGGCCTCGCAGCCAAGCCTGGAAGTTATTATAGTTATGCCGGTCGCCCTAAAAGAAAGATTCGTTACTTTGTTAATCATTGGGATGTGTGCCTCTCTTCTCAGATGTGTGCGCGAGTGTTAGACAAGCGGGGAATCTCTGTGCATTTTATGATTGATAATGACGGCACGATCTATCAGACTTTAGACATGCAGCATGCTGCGTGGCATGCAGGGAGTTCACGCACCAACCGTCCTTCGGTGGGAGTAGAGATTACTAATGCTTACTATCCCAAATATCAAGAGACCTATGTGGAAAAAGGATTCGGGGAACGACCCTTGATTGAAGATGCCTGGGTGCATGGAGATCAGCTGGAGCCTTTCCTGGGATTTTATCCTAAGCAGATTGAAGCTTTGAAGGCGTTGTGGGTGGCAATTCACAAGGCAACTGGAATTCCCTACGAAGCCCCGCTTAATCAATTCGGGAGCACGTCGCGCAAGTACGAGCAGAACGTAGCGTATGGAGACTTTAAAGGATACGTGAGTCATTACCACGTTAGCAAGACAAAGATTGATTGCGCAGGTTTAGACATTAAGAACTTGCTGGAAGAGGTTGAAGAATAAATGGTTTTCGTCAAGACACAGGAAGGCATGCACGGAGTTTTTCTCAGCAGAGCCTGCACAAAGGGAACCGTTGTTAGGAAATTTAGTGTCCACGAGATGGTGAGTGAACCCACTAGAACCTCAATACAAATTGCAGAAGGTATACATGTAGAAGATGCAATTGGCAGGTATGTTAACCATGCATGTCAACCCTCGTGTGAAATAAGTGACGCGAAGATTGTGGCCCTCAAGGATTTAAACGAGGGAGAAGAAATTACATTTAACTATAACGCAAACGAAACTATCATGGCCACTCCGTTCAAGTGTAGGTGCTGCGGCGCCTGGATCGCTGGCAAAATGGGAGCCAATAATACTTGAGTACGATAAAATAGTAGTGGGCAGTTCGCTGAAGGCAGTCTTGTTTGCGTTTAATAACGAACTG